CCTCTGACATTTATGCTGCGCACTTTTTTGGTCCTACGGGGGCGCGGGCGGTGATGTCGGCGGATCCTTTGGCTCCTGTAGCTTCTGTGGTGTCGAAGCAGGTTATGGAGGCGAACCCGCAGTTGGCGGGCAAGACGGTCAATGAGGTATTGACTGGTTATCGCCAGACGTTTGACAAGGGTGGCAAGCGTTATCCGACGAGCGAGCCGGTGAAGACAACGACCGTGGGGCAAGGAACACGAACCATGGATCAAGAGGCGGGTGCAGCTGCGCCCGCCCTTAGTAATCGATCCAGTGCTAGAGATCGCATTGCTGGCATGGGTTCTAATTATCAGGCTGCTTTGGCGGCGATGATGTTGGGTGAGGCGTCGGACGAGGACGATAAGGACGACGATACTGATACGCCTAAAGAGGCGTATACGGCCCCGACGGCGGCGAATGCTTTGTCGGAATTGGATTTAGGCAGGACTGCCAGTCCGTTTGATGCGATGGAGCCTGCTGTCCAGCCAGAGGGGGCGAAGTACCCGATGCGGTTTGCTAAGGGTGGTGAGGCAAGTGCGCCTATCACGGTAGATAACGTAACTGGCTTTTTGTCGGACATGGCGGTGCCTGCTGTGTTGGGGGCTATCAATCCTGCGTTGGGCAAGGCTTATAGTTTATATAGCGCGTATAACACGGTTAGTGATTTTGCTAATGAGGCGCAGCCTCCAGCGCCTGTGGTTTCTTTAAATGAGGCGGTTACTGAGGCTGGGAAGACAACGCCTTTTGGGGCACGCTCTTTTATGCCTAGTGGACCGGCCCCTGTGGTTAGTGCGCAGGATCATGGCATTATAAGTGTCCCGGCTTCTGGTTCTGAGCACTGGGGCGGAACGCCTTCTCCAGCTCCAGCTCCAGCTCCAGCTCCCTCCACAGATTATGGCTCAATTAACGACTTTGGTGGTTCTGGTCCAAGCGTGGGCGCGGCGACAGACAGTGGTTTTGATGCCGGATTTGGATTTGGTATGGGGTTTGCCGAGGGCGGTGAGGCAAGCACGGATGATTACCCGGGGCTCAAGGACCTTGAAGGTTATGCCATTAGGGCATCTGAGCAGATGTTCCCAACTGAGGTGGGGCAGGATGATCGCCGGGATGCTGCGCGGCACATGTTAGCTGCTGCGGTGGCGGCGCAAAAGGTTGGTCCGGGGGCCGCGGAGTTTTTAGGTAAGGCGCATGAGCGTTTAAGCAATGCCGAGTCGTTTTTCAACATGTTTGGTGTTGGCGAGCCGCGATACGACTACGACATGGATGTGCAGAACAACCGGATTGGTATTGGCTTGGCGGATCAGGCCACGAGCCGTGAGGAGTTGGAGGCGCTTGTAAAGCAGATGGCTCAGCGCACGTCTACTAGTAGAAACCCTAACTTACCATGGACCATGGATCAGGAGCAGCGCGATGCGTTGATTGAGGATCGCAAACGTCGCTTGGAGACGCCGCAATATAAAAACGACGGTGGTGAGATGGTGGCGGATGAGACGTTTAGTGGGGATTTTGAGGGCTACAAGGCGCTTAACCCTCGTGCGGTGGAGGAGGCGATCTACAGAAGTAGGAATCTGACAAAGAAAACAGACCCTGATAGTTGGCCGAGCCCCGGCAATCCTAGAAGATCGATTCCAAACGAACCAAGGGATTACCCTACCCGTGCTGGGCAGGAGCTTTTAGAGTTTTTGAAGCAGGCGGACAGGATGCCTACGGTGGTGGAGCCTCGTCGTTATCCCAATGGCAGCTACGACGCCCCGGGGTTTACCTACCGCAGCAATAACCCCGAAGATCGCGGCGTAGTGGAGGTTCCCACTTTTACAAAAGATGGTTATGGAACCTTAGTGCACGAGCTTACACACTCCGCGGACCGTGCCATGGACGTTGAGCAGTTAAGGCTGTCTCAGAAGGTAAGGGCGGGCGAGCCGCTTACGCCAAAGGAGCAGCGGTTTTACGACGGGTACAGTAAGCTGTATAAGACTAAGACAAATCTGCCTTTGGACATTTCGGACGAAAGCACGTCAGATCGCCAGAGGCGCTACCGAACAAGTGCCAAAGAGCTAAGAGCATTTGGCACGGGCAACATGGCACAGGATCAGCCTGAGCCGGGCCGTTACAGCCTAGAGGACATTGGCGCAACGCTAAATCCTCATGTAGATCCAACCATGGCCCAAGAAGCGGCAATCATGCGTGATTTGTATTTACGCAGAGGCGAGGTACGTGGTCGGGCGGAAGGATCACCCCCTGAGGGCGAATATGCGGACCCTGAGGCGGCCTTTATGGCTGGAGCAGGGGATGCGCCAGCCCCTAATGCAGAAAACGCTGCAGCAGCCCTTGCTGCCCTTCGCGGCCTAGGGGAATACCCTTATAACCTTGTTGGTGGCGGAGTGGATCTAGCGGCTATGGCTATGCGCCCGTTTGGTTACGACGTAGAAAAGCCCGTACTTGGTTCTGATTGGATAAAAGAGAAAGCGACTCAGTTAGGTATTCGACCGCCGGAGGAAACCGATCCAACGCTGCGAGACATTCGCATGGGAACGGAAATAGCTACTTCTGTGTTGGATCCTTCCGCTGGTGCTCGTGCCGTGGGGTCCACGCTTCGCGGAGCCGGGGAGTTAGCTACATCTGAGCCAGCACGTGCAATGCTGAACAGGGCAATGGAGGCGGGGGGATCTGGCCCAATGTACGCGGTCCGCCCACCCGGTGGAGTAATGATTCAGCAACCGGCGCAAATTACCACTGACGTTACTGATGGGGGGTTCCGCATTATTCCTGCAGGGGGTGTGGAGGGAGCGCTACGGCCTGCCGACGACGTCATTGGTGGTTTAGACCAAATGATGGACACGGCAATTTTGCAGACAACTCTTGAAACAGAAAACCCAGAGGTATTCAAGGCCGTTTCTGATTTCTTAATGACCAAGGGGCGTCAGTATTTTTCCAAAAATTACGCCTCTACTAAGGACCCAATATACGACGCGTTGAAGGACGGTCGGATTAAGCCGTTGCCTGACGATGAAAGGGGGTTTCGTAGTTACATGTTGGCCGCAGCGCGGGAGGGGGATCCAGAGGCCCTGACCGATTTAGTCAGCCGCTACGACAAAGGTATCAAGGGCTACGTGGATGACAAAAAGCCCGGGGGCATAGACTCAAGGCCCGCTACTCTTGATTTGCGGGCTAAGGCCCAAGAGGCGGCTGCCCGATCTGGGTTACTTCCAGAGGAAGTAACTGTGGATGAGGACGTGTTCCGTTTGTTTGACGCAAGCCCTTTCAGTCACCCTAGGAAGGCTATAAAGGCGGGTATTCCAGAGGTGCTGGAGGCTTCAAAGTACGATGAGCCTATTTTTGACATGGCAGGGTATGAAGTACCGAGCTTTATGAGCCCAAAGGTTGTTGCACAAGAGCTGGTAAATATTCCTGTGGACAAGTTGCAAAAAATGAGTTATCCAGAGGCTGTTATAGCGGTAAATAAAAACTTGCGGTTTAAGGAAGATTTAAATGCCGCAATGGAGCGGGTTAGGCAGGGGAAAGATGTTCCAAAAGAGATAATGCTATTTGGGACAAGCCCAGTTAAAACTGCTACTGAAAACAGCAATCTGGGCTGGGTTAAATTGACGGATAGCCGTGCAACCGCAATGGAGGGCGAAGCAATGGGCCATTCTGTTGGGGGCTATAACAGGCTAGGCGGTTACAATGCGGGCGGCAAAGAGGCATTTGATAGTGGCGTGGCTGAGATTTATTCTTTGCGGGATAAAAAAGGAAGGCCTGTAGCTACGGTAGAGGTGCAGAATCTCCCGGGAGGCCCTCAAGGAAATACAGAACGAGTGGTAACTGACATCCGAGGTAAATATAACTCCCGCCCCCCTGATGATAAAGCAATATTTGAACTGTTTGATCAAATTAAACCCACTAGTGTTAGAAAAAAAGCATACGTTAGAGATCGAAACAATGAGCCCCTAGAGGACTCGGTTTTTGCAGATTGGGACACTGACTACGCAGAATGGCGCTTGGGCAATCCACAAGGCTTTGCCAAGGGTGGACTTGTTGAACGCAACGTGTACAATCACCAGAAATACCTGTAAGGAAACAGAATGCCAGTAGAAAAAGCAACTAGCGCGGACGATCTGCCAATGGGGCAGACGCTTGATATTGAAATTGACGCGGAAGAGGAGATGCCCGATGTCGAGATTGAGTTTGATCCTGAGGGAGGCGTGGTCGTTAATATTGGTGAAGACGAGGACGAGGACGTACCTTACGATGCGAACTTGGCGGAAGTTCTTCCGGAAGATGTTTTAAGCGAGATAGGGTCTACGTTGTCTGTGTTATTTGACGCAGACAAGTCCTCACGAGCCACGTGGGAGGATCAATACAGCAAGGGCATGGAGTTGCTAGGCTTTTCAATGGAAGAGCGTACAAAGCCGTTTAAGGGCGCTTGCGGCGTGTATCACCCATTGCTGTCAGAAAGCGTTGTGCAGTTCCAGTCACAGGCTTTAAAAGAACTGATGCCTGCAGGGGGTCCTGTGCGCACGCAAGTGCTGGGCAAAGAGACGCGTGAAAAGTTGATGCAGGCTGATCGTGTTCGTGATTTCATGAACTACCAGATTACTTGCGAGATGCCTGAGTACACACCTGATTTTGACCAGTTGTTGTTCTATGTAGGCTACGGCGGCTCTGCGTTTAAGAAGATTTGTTATGACGAGTCTTTGGGCCGCATGGTAAGCACTTTGGTGTTGCCTGATGACTTGTACATCCCATACCATGGCTCCTCTGTAATGAGCAAATGCGAGCGCATTACGCACCGCGTGTTTATGTCGGAGAATGCTTACCGCAAGGCGGTGGTGGCAGGCAAGTATTTGGATGTAGCGGAGTTGACGGACGAGGCATCACCCTCACAGATACAAGAGAACGTAGACAAGATTACAGGCATGTCCCCAAGTGGCGATCAATCTGAGATTGTGTTGCTAGAGTTTCAGATTGACTACGATCTGCCCGGGTTTGAGGACATGGGCGAAGACGACGAGCCTACCGGCATTAAGCTGCCGTACATCATTACGATGGATGAGGCAAGCGGCAAAATTATTGGTGTTCGCCGCAACTGGAAAGAAGGCGACGAGACCACTTCACGCAAGGAATATTACATCCACTATTTGCTTGTGCAGGGTCCGGGCTCCTACGGCCTTGGCTTCTTGCATTTAATTGGGGGCTTGTCAAAGACTGCTTCTTCTGCGTTGCGTCAGTTGACCGATGCGGGCACGTTGGCTAACCTGCCTGCGGGCTTTAAAGCCAAGGGCGCACGCATCATGAACGATGACGTGCCGTTGCAGCCCGGTGAGTGGCGTGACATGGATGCTGGTGGTATGGAGCTAAACGGCTCGCTGCTGCCCTTGCCGTACAAAGAGCCAAGCCAGACGTTGTTTGCGTTGCTTGGTTTCTGTGTGGATGCAGGCCGCCGCATGGCGAGCATTACGGATATTCAGGTAGGCGACAGTAACCAAAACGCTGCGGTGGGAACCACAATTGCTTTGTTGGAAAAAGGGTCGTCAGTTATGTCTGCGATCCACAAGCGCTTGCACTACAGCCAAAAACTGGAGTTCCAGTTGTTGGCAAAAGGTTTTGCGGACTACTTGCCAGAAGAATATCCGTATGATGTGCCCGGCGAAAGCCGCGCCATCAAGGCAATGGACTTTGATGACCGCATCGACATCCTGCCTGTGTCAGATCCCAACATCTTTTCTGTTGCCCAGCGCATTACGATGGCTCAGACGCAACTGCAGTTGGCACAGAGCGCCCCTCAGATGCACAACATGTATGAGGCTTACCGCCGCATGTATGAAGCGATTGGCGTGCGCGACATTGACACAATCCTGAACACCCAAGATATTGATAAGCCCAAAGATCCTGCGGGGGAAAACTCTCAGTCTTTGGATGGATCGCCGCTCAAGGCATATGCAGGGCAGCAGCATGATGCGCATATTCAGACGCATGTCTTGTTTGCGCTGTCCCCGATGGTTGCTCAGATGCCAAACGTGGCGACGGTCTTGTTGAAACATGTACTGGAACACGTACAACTCAAAGCAGAAGAGGCCGTAGAGGCAGAGCTGTTTACGCAGTACGGAACCGACCCAGACCGCATGGTATCGTCATTGCAGCGTGAGGCAATGGTCGCAATTAAAGTTGCGCAGTTTTACCAAGAAGTCAAAGATCTACAGTCTCAGTTGTCTGGGGAAGGTCAAGAGCAGCCTGACCCATTGGTTGAGCTGAAGAAGCAGGAGCTTGCACAATCTGCACAGCGGGACCAGAACAAGGCGCAAATGGACCAAGCACGCATTTCCTTGGATCAGCAGAAAGAACAGAACGATGTTTCTTACGATCAGGCCCGTATTTCAACGCAGCAACAGCTTGCAAACGAGCGCAATCGGCTTACACTAATGCAAATGCAACAAAGGGGCGGACAAAATGGATAAATCAGGTAACAAAAAAGCACCTAAGGCTAAGCCCGTGGCTAGGTCAATTAAAAAAACAGGGAACCAGCCCGTTAAAAAAGGCGACATTACCTACGTTTATAGAAAAGATGCGTTTAACAAGGTAAAAATTAGTTAAACTACTGTATAGTGTGTATGTAGCCCCCGAACAAGGCTTATTTTGTTCGCCTCATTGGAGAAATCCATGCTTGAATTTACAGAAAATCTGCAACACGAGATAAAACAGTTGAAACAAGATGCTCAGGGCACAATCCTGAGTGGTCGAGTGACAACCATGGAGCAGTATAGGCACTTAATGGGCCGGATTGAGGGCTACGTATTCGTAGAAAGTGTGATCCAGCACCTTCTGAAACAAAACCCAATAGATTGAAGGACCATAAGATGTCAATGACTGCTTTGGAGCAGAAATGGGCAGAGGAAACGGCGGCCAAGAAGCCTGAACTTTCTGATGCCTATACACGAGACGGTGGAATGAACGTTGACAAGCTCGACGAAGCCGTTATGGATCGTATCCCGAAGCCTACAGGCTGGCGGATTGTGATTCTTCCTTACCGCGGAACTAATAAAAGCAAGGGCGGTATTGCACTTGCTGACCAGACCATCGAACGCCAACAATTGACCACTACTTGCGGGTATGTTTTGAAGGTAGGCCCCTTGGCCTATGCGGATGAAGCTAAATTCCCTCACGGTGCGTGGTGCAAGGAAGGCGATTGGATCATTTTTGGCCGCTATGCGGGGGCTAGGATGAATATTGATGGCGGTGAGATCCGGATCCTAAACGACGATGAAATACTTGCCGTTATTAGCGATCCTGAAGATATTCTGCACATGTAAGGAGAATCTATGTCAGCAGACGACCAATTGGAATTTAATCTAGGGGATGAAGAAACGGAAACCGATGTTGCGATTGAGCAATCGGAAGACGGTTCTGAGGCCAAGGCAGAAGTTGTTAAAACGGAGCCTGAGACAGACGTAGAGCAGGAAGAGGCCCCGTCGGCGCACCGTGAGGAGTTGGAGTCGGTCAGCGATGCCGTCCAAAAGCGTATTTCTAAGCTAACGGCTCGCATGCGCGAGGCCGAGCGCCGGGAACAGGCGGCTATTGATTACGCTAAAGGCCTGCAAAACCAAACAAATACTCTGCAGCAAAAGCTGGTAAATACGGACTTTAGTCGCTTAAACGAGACAAAGAGTCGCCTTGAGACGCAGCAGCAGACGCTTCGTGCAATTATTAAACGTGCTCGTGAAGAGGGCGATATTGATACTGAGACAGAAGCCCACCAGCGCCTAACCGACATGGTAATGGAGCAGCGGCAGGTTGCGGGCTATTTGCAGCAGCAGACTGAAGAAATAGAGCGCATGAAGCAGCAGCCGCAGCCGCAGCAGCCGCAGCAGCAACAAGCGCCACAAAGGGTAGCACCCAGTCCTAGGGCCGAGCGCTGGGCTGAAGATAACCCATGGTTTGGTCAAGATCGTGTTTTAACTTACGCGGCATGGGGAATGCATCAAACATTAGTTGAACAAGAGGGTGTTGACCCTAATACTGAAGAGTACTATACTCAACTGGACCAAAGACTTCGGGACGAGTTCCCAAAGCGCTTTGCGCCACAACAATCCAGACAACAGCGTTCCGTGCCAGCTGTTGCACCTGCTTCCCGTAGTTCCGGGGTAAATAGTGCACGCCGTACTGTCCGGTTATCACCGAGTCAGGTTGCTATAGCAAAGAAACTGGGTGTTCCAATTGAGGAATATGCCAAGTACGTAAAGGAGTAATCATGAGCGATTCAAAAGTAACTATCGACCGCGCTTCCCGCACTTCGCGTGAGAAGGAAGTTCGTCGCAAGCCATGGGCACCCCCATCACGTCTTGACGCACCCCCCGCCCCTGCTGGTTTCAAGTATCGTTGGATACGTTCTGAAATTAATGGATTTGAGGATAAGCAAAACGTCTACGGGCGTATGCGTGAGGGCTACGAGTTAGTCCGAAACGAAGATTTGCCTGAAGAATACCGTAATACTATGCCTACTATTGAAGAAGGCCGTAATACAGGTGTTGTGTCGGTTGGCGGCTTGCTGCTGGCGCTTATCCCCGAAGAAACTATTCAAGAGCGTAACGCGTACTTCCAAGGTAAGGCTCGGGATCAATTAAATGCTGTGGACAACGAGATGATGCGGGAAAACGCCCACTCATCTATGCGTATCCAGAACCCCGAGAGGAGTTCACGCACAACCTTTGGTTCCCGCTAAATAGGCGGAAAATTCTACTTTTTAGGAGCTACAAATGGCAAACGTCGATAAAGCCTTTGGCTTGCGTCCTATTGGCAATCTTTCAGGCACCGGTGCACAAAAGCAGTACGGCTACGAGATTGCTGATAACCAAGCTGGAGCAATTTACCAAGGTGACTTAGTCACCGTCTTTGATGGCTACATCGTTAAGTTCGCACCTGCTACCCACACGGCAGCAGTTGGTGTGTTTAACGGCTGTAACTACACCGACCCAACTACGGGTAAGCCCACATGGAGCAACTACTACCCCGGTAGCGTAAACATCACTTCTGGTGTTATCGCAGCTGATGTACTAGATGATCCTAGCCAGTTGTTCATGGTGCAAGCAAGTGCTGGCATGACGCAGGCAGACATTGGCAAGAACGCCGATGTTGTAGGCACTACCGGCAGTGCCGTTAACGGTATTTCTGCCATGGAGTTGGACTCGGCTACTATCGCCAACACGGCGGCATTAAACCTTAAAATCGTAGGCCTGTCTGCTTCTCCAGACAACGCTTTCGGCACTAACGCGGTTGTTGTCGTTAAAATCAATGAACACATGTACGGCAGTGCAGGTGTTGCAGGTCAAGGAGCTTAATCATGGCAATTTCACGCGCACAACTGGTCAAGGAACTAGAGCCCGGCCTGAACGCATTGTTCGGAATGGAATACAGCCGCTACGAGAACGAGCATGCAGAAATCTTCGCAACCGAGAGCTCAGACCGTGCTTTCGAAGAAGAAGTTATGCTGACCGGTTTCGGTGCAGCCCCCACTAAGAGCGAAGGCGCTGGCGTCTCATATGATTCTGCACAAGAATCATTTACCGCTCGCTACCAGCACGAAACCATTGCTATGGCGTTCGCGTTGACAGAAGAAGCCATTGAGGACAACCTCTATGACCGACTGTCAGCTCGTTACACCAAGGCTTTGGCTCGTTCAATGTCCCACACGAAGCAGGTTAAGGCTGCGTCTGTGCTGAACAACGCGTTCAACACTAGCGGTTCTTATAACGGTGGTGACGGCGTTTCCTTGTGTAACGCTTTGCACCCCACCGCTTTGGGCGCTGCTTTCAGCAATACTCCTGCAGTAGCTGCTGATTTGAACGAAACATCTTTAGAGCAAGCAATTATTGATATTGCCGCTTTCACTGATGAGCGTGGTTTGAAGGTCGCCGTACAGGCCCGCAAGATGATCATTCCTAAGGAACTGCAATTTACTGCAGAGCGCCTGATGAAGACCACTTTGCGTACTGGTACAGCGGACAACGATACCAACGCTATTCGTTCAATGGGCATGGTTCCAGAGGGCTATAAGGTAAACCACTTCTTGACCGACTCAGACGCATGGTTCTTGTTGACCGACGCGCCTAACGGCTTGAAGATGTTTAACCGCTCGCCTGTTAAGACTGCCTTTGAGGGCGACTTTGACACTGGTAACGTCCGCTACAAGGCTCGTGAGCGTTACAGCTTCGGCTGGAGCGATCCACGCGGCATTTACGGCTCTGCCGGTGCAGCGTAATTAGGGTATACCCTAATTGATTAAGGGCTCCTTCGGGAGCCCTTTTCATTGTAGTGATGGATTCTGTGGCAATTAGCGCAGAGCACAATGCATTTCTTTACTTCTTCTCGTGCCTTTGCATATCTTCGCTGTCCTGTAAGGTAGTGCACATTGTGCTCTTTTGTAGCGGGGTCTTTGTGGTGAAAATCCAGCGCAGCCGGGTGACTAAACCCGCATTTTGCGCAGGAAAGGGTTGCTTTGTATTCGCTCCACAGCTTTTTTCTTCGGGCTTTATCCGCCTGTGAAGCGGCAATAACTGCCTCCCGATTCTTTCGGTAATGCCTTGCTGCATACTCTCGCTGCTTTGCTTTTTTCTCGTCAGGGGTTTTTTCTGCCATTTGCGCCATTATAGTTGCACCGACTGTTGTAAAGTGCTATATTTGAGTCAATCCGGGGTTATCCGGTGTATCTGACAGTCCCGGCTGACGACATGCAGACAGATACGCCACACTTGCATGTAAGGAAATATCATGGCTCAAACCACATTCTCTGGCCCAGTCGTATCTACAAACGGCTTCGAAGGCGCAGCTACCGTTACCACCTTGACCACCACTGGCACTGTGACGATCAACGGCACCACAATCATTATCTCTGACCTACCCACGTCTGATCCTTCTGTTGCTGGGCAAGTCTATAGCAACTCTGGCGTATTGACGGTTTCCGCAGGCGCGTAATCTAGCTCACCCCGCCAACGGGGTTTAATTTGTTTTTAAGGAGCTAAATTATGGGATACATGAGTGACGTAAAAAGTACGCGCTTAGCCGGAGCAGGGGGAGCCATTTTTGGTGGTCCTGCACGCGTTAAAGGTGTGTATATTGTCTCCAGCGGCACTGGCGGTTCTGTTGTTATTCGAGACGGCGGGGCCACCGGCACAATTGTCGCCACATTAGATACTCCTGCGGCAGCAGGGATGGTCTATATGAAATTACCAGAAGACGGTCTTCGTTGCGCAACTGACGCATACGCTGTTTTAGCCAACGTGACGGCTGCCACGTTTTTCTACGCCTAAGGGGAAATAGTATGTATGGTAAAAAAATGATGAACGGCGGCATGGCGGGCAAAAAAGAAAAAATGCACCGTATGCCTGATGGCACAATGATGAAAGATAGTGCCCATAAAGGCCAAAGCCCCAAGAAAATGTCTATGGGTGGGGCTGTTACAGGCACGACCCGCGGCACGGGCGCAGCGCGTAAGCAGACCTACCGTATTTGCTGACTATCGGCCATGTCTAAATCAGAAGCATGGACGCGGAAAGAGGGCAAAAACCCGAAAGGTGGATTAAACGCCAAAGGGCGCGCCTCCTACAACAAGGCCAACCCCGGGAAACCGGGGTTGAAGGCCCCCGCGCCCAAGCCAAAGACAGAGAAAGACGCAGCACGGCGAAAGTCCTTTTGCGCCAGAATGTCTGGTATGAAAGCCAAGAACACGAGTTCCAAGACAGCCAAAGACCCGAACAGTCGTATAAACAAGAGCCTTAGGGCGTGGAACTGCTGACATGGACATGATGCTTTGGAATATTATTTTAAGCGGCGTAGTCGGCATTTCTGGCTGGGTGCTTAGGGAAAAATCTGCCGAAATAATCCGTTTGTCTATTCTTTTGAACCGCACTAGGGAAGAAATTGCCAAAGAATATGTGACAAAAACTGAGTCGCATGCGGACATTAATCGAGTTTTAGATCGACTGGATCGATTAGATGAAAAACTAGATCGACTGATGGGAGGCACTAGTGCCAAGTAACAGCAAGAAACCGCAGAAGCGGCCCCGTGGGGGCAGCGTTGACCGTATTGGCAGAGCTGTTACGCCATCACGCCGTGACCCAGATATTGGCAAAATGATTAAAGAAGTGCCTGTCCCAACCAAAAAACGGAAGAAATAAGCCATGGCTACTTCAGGGACAACTACATTTAACCTCGACTTTGATGACATCATTGAAGAGGCATACGAGCGTTGCGGCCTAGAAAGTCGCACTGGTTACGACATGCGCACTGCTCGTCGGTCCTTGAACCTGATGTTTTTGGAGTGGGCCAACCGGGGACTAAACTTATGGACTATTGAGCAGCGGTCCTTGGCACTTGTTGCGGGAACGGCTCAGTATGACTTGCCTGCGGATACTGTAAATATCCTGTCCGCTGTTGTCCGCACTGGTTCTGGGTCTACTCAGCAGGATATTACTCTGGACCGGATTAGCCAAAACGAGTACCTGCATACCCCGGACAAGTTGACGCAATCGCGTCCTTCTCAGTACTTTTTACAGAGGACAAGCACCCCTGTTCTGTTTATTTACCCTGCGGCGGACACATCGGATTCCTATACTTTTCAGTATTATGCGGTGCGACGTATTCAGGACGTAGGGGATTTTACGAACACCGCGGACGCCGTGTTTCGTTTCTTACCTGCGTTGGTTGCGGGCCTAGCTTACCATCTAGCCCTGAAAAAGTCTCCTGATCGTATAACGGTTCTCAAGCAACTGTACGAAGAAGAGTTTTTGCGTGCTGCGATGGAAGATCGTGATACGGCGAGCGTCTATTTGACTCCTGAAATTAGCGTGGGTGGATAATGGCTTACGCACAGGGAAAATATACACTTGGCATTTGCGACCGGTGTGGTCAGCAATACAAGCTAAACACCCTGCGCAAGGAGTGGACGGGTTTTAAGGTATGCATCGAGTGTTATGAGGCAAAGCACCCACAGTTATTACCCAAACGTAATATTTCGGACGCCATTGCTGTTAGGGACGCACGTCCAGATGGGCCTTCGGAATTTACGGTGTATGTTGGGGCCCCCGGAGATTCTGCTTTTACTGCGATAGGCATGGTGCCTTCCCCTGTAACGCAGGATATTGTGGCAGGTACAGCCATTGGTTCGGTCACAGTGGTTATAACCCCTTGACCAAGGAATTGTTAAATGAACTACTCTGAACTTACTGCTGCAATTCAAAACTACACCGAAAACACGTTTACTTCGGTGGAGATGGCTACGTTTGTAGAGCAGGCCGAGCAGCGCATTTATAACACGATCCAGTTCCCTTCTTTGCGTAAAAACGTAACAGGGGCCATGGAGTCAGGCAATAAATATCTAGCGTGCCCCACGGATTTCTTGTCCCCGCACTCAGTTGCGGTGATTAAAGCAGATGGGGCATATGAGTACCTATTAGACAAGGATGTAAATTACATTCGACAGGTATATCCATCGCCCACTTCTACGGGGACGCCAAAATACTATGCTATTTTTGGCCCCACTTCCACTGATCAGGCAGAGCTATCGTTTATTTTGGGCCCGACCCCCGATTCCGCATATAGCGTAGAGCTGCATTATTACTACTATCCAGAGTCGATTGTTACTGCAGGCCAGTCTTGGCTTGGGGACAACATGGATTCTGTGTTGTTGTATGGGTCTTTAGTGGAGGCGTATACCTTCATGAAGGGCGAGGCGGATCTGATACAGCTCTACGAGCTCAAGTACAATCAAGCGTTGGCCTTAGCTAAGCGTCTTGGTGACGGGCTTGAGAAGCAGGACTCGTACCGATCTGGGCAGGCACGAGTTAGTGTTACTTAATTTTTTGGTAGGAGTAAACCATGGCTATTACACAGGCCTTTTGTACGTCGGCTAAGGCTGACTTCCTTGCTGGAGAGATTGATTTAGATGCGGATACCATCAAGATCGCTCTGTACACCAGCGCAGCTACGCTTAGCGCAGCCACCACTGCTTATACAACTTCTAACGAGGTTGTGGGCACTGGTTACGTTGCGGGCGGCAATACCCTAACAGGCGCTACGATCAGCACTTCTGGCACGACAGCTTTTGTGGACTTTAATGACACCACATGGGCAACAGCCACGATCACTGCTCGGGGTGCGTTGATTTATGACAGCACCAACGCTAACAAGGCGATTGCTGTATTGGATTTTGGCGCAGATAAGACTTCTACTGCTGGTAACTTTACCGTCCAATTCCCAACTGCAGACGCTACAAACGCAATCATTCGTATTGCCTAACGGGTACTAAGTGTCCGATGTAGTTGTCCCCCTCAGTGGTTGGAACGCTTCAGGTGTATCTTGGGGCGATCAGGGCTGGGGTGTTGGCAGCACAAGTGTTAGCGCAACGGGGGAAATTGGCTCCGTAGCGGTTGTAGGCGCGGCGAGTGTATCCCTGACCGGGGTATTCGCTACTGGACAGATAGGCGCGGTAACGGTTCTGGGGCAGGCAAATGTCTTCCCCGTGGGGGCGCAAGCCTCTGGGCAGGTTGGGAATGCGGCGGTTTCTGCTGCGGCAAATACGGCGGTTTCTGGGGTCGAGGCTACGGCGGAACTCGGGGCAGTCTCAATTGCCATCGGTATAGACGTAGATGTTACTGGCGTTGAGGCTACAGGGGCTCTTGGGGTTGTATCGGTTGTAGGCTTAGCCAATGTATTCCCAAGTGGGGTATCGGCAACCGGGCAGATTGGCGACGTTGTAGTCTCCATACCTAAGGACGTACAGGTAACGGGTGTTGAGGGCACAGTTGAGCTGGGCACTGTTGTAGCGTCCGCTGCTGCTGATGTGGATGCCACGGGGGTTGAGGCTACTGGCGGTACAGGGGCGGTTACTGTAACAGGTACGGGCGAGATATTCCCAACCGGCGTCCAAGGTGTGGGACGAGTAGGTAATGTATTTATCCTGCTGTCCATTATTGAAGAGGTCACAGGGGTTGAGGCCACTGGACAGATTGGCAATATAGTTGCTAGTGCAGGCGCTAGAGTAGCGGTTACAGGGGTTTCCGCTACCGGGTATGTGGGTGTTGTTAACATCTGGAGTTTGGTGCCGTCTGATCCCGGCACTACTTGGGCGGATATTACTAACACACAGGCGGCTAATTGGCAAATAATAGATGACACGCAGGACGCAAACTGGCAAAATATAGCAGCGTGATGCTTTTTGATTGAAGGATTTAATTTATGGCAACCGGCTCAACATCACTATTAGGCTTGGCACTACCCGTTACGGGCGAACTGTCAGGCTCTTGGGGCGATGTCGTCAACACCAGCATCACGAGCTTACTTGACTCTGCAATTGCTGGAACGACAACACTTAGCTCCGACGCAGACGTAACACTCTCCACTACTTCGCTTGCAGCTAACGAGGCTCGACAGGCGATTCTTTTGTGGACAGCATCAGGCACAGACTTACGCACGATCACTGCTCCAGCAGCCAGCAAGACCTACGTGGTCATCAACGCTACGGGCGGCACGCAGAGTATCAAGCTGGTTGGCGCAGGTCCAACTACAGGGATTACCCTAGTACCTGCTGAGCGCTGCTTGGCGGCTTGGAATGGCTCGGACTTCATAAAAATCGCAACCACTGAGGCTGACGGTGTAACCACCATCTCCTTTGGCTCAACTGGATTGACTCCTGCTACTGCAACAGATGGAGCGGTTACGGTTGCTGGTACGTTAGCTGTGGCTAACGGCGGCACAGGCGCTACGGATGTAGCAACAGCACAGACTAACTTACAGGTAGACCCAGCCGGAACTGCGGTCGCTTTGGCAATCGCACTAGGATAAGGAATAGACATGGCAAATACATTTACCTCATACGCTAACAAAGACGTTGGCACTTCTCCCGCTTCAGTTGTGACTGTGGGCGCAGGTACTCAAACCACAGTGGTCGGTATGTCGGTGGCTAACACCTCGGCAAGCCCCATTACGGCGAGCGCCTATTTCACCCGTTCTGCGGTAGACTACTACTTGATTAAAAGCGCCACGGTCCCCGTTGGAAGCTCTCTGGTCTTGGTGGGCGGCGACCAAAAGGTTGTGCTGATTCCCTCTGACGAGTTAAAAGTAGTGACCTCCGCAGCAGCATCAGCAGACGTTGTGACTTCAGTACTGAATATCACCTAAGAGGTAGACAATGGCATATCTTGGCTCAACACCCGAAACCCAGACTTTTACGTCTGGTACGGACTACTTCAACGGGGATGGGATTTCAGTTTCCTTTACTCTGTCACGTCCTGTTGCATCGGTTAACGACATCGATGTTGTAGTTAGTAATGTAGTCCAGCAGCCCAGCACGGCCTATAGCGTGTCTGGCACAACGATTACGTTCACTTCTGCTCCCCCTGCTGGCACGGCTAACGTCTACGCTCGGTATTTGAGCACGGCTACACAGACACTCACCCCCAGCCCCGGCACGGTGGGTACGTCTCAACTCAGCCCATCCCTTACCAACGTCCCATTCTTTGGCGGCAGCACCCTCGGTGCAGGTAACGCTACGGGCATGAAGAACCGCATCATAAACGGCGGAATGGTTTTGGACCAGAGGAACGCTGGGGCGAGTGTTACAATTTCTACCGGGACTTTTTTGACTGATCGCTGGAATGTATATTTATCGCATACCGCGACGATGACAGGGCAACAGTCAGCAACCGCCCCAAACGGTTTTACGAACAGCCTCGCTATCACTGTTGGCACTGGCGCAGCGACCACATCTACAGACCAAGGGATTTTACGCCAGAAAATTGAAGGTTTTAATATAGCAGACCTTGGTTGGGGAACCGTCAATGCAAAAACAGTAACGCTGTCATTTTGGGTTCGCAGTTCTTTGACGGGGACTTTTGGTGTAACGCTTAGAAATGGTACGTCCCCGAATAGGGCGTATACCGCTGCTTACACTATCAGCTCTGCAAATACTTTTGAATACAAAACAATTGTAATTTCTGGAGATACAACAGGTACTTGGCTTACAGACAATAGCAGCGGGATACAAGTTGCGTATGACCTTGGAACAGGCACTACATACAGTCAAGCAGCAGGCTCTTGGACTTCTAATACGGCTATATCCGGCTTACTAGGTGGCGTTAAGCTAGCTGAAACTTCAGGAGCCACGTTCTATATCACGGGTGTCCAGTTGGAAGAAGGAAATGCCGCAACGAGCTTCGAGTTCCGCGACTACGGGCGCGAGTTGATGATGTGTCAGCGGTATTTTGAGAAGTCATATGATTACGCACAAGTTCCGGGATCTACTGTTGACAACACTATTGGTGGTTATGGTATTGCAGGGAACACAACGTTAATTCCCACACTAATATATTACAAAGTAGTAAAGCGAATAGTGGGTAACACATTTACGCTTTACGCTTATGATGGAACAAGTGGGAGAGTTAGTCAATACAACACCACTGGAAACACAGGCGCTACTGGATGCGCTGCTAACAAAATTGGAGAAACGGGTGTTAACGGGATAATAAAAACTGGCGGCACAGACTTTATTGCTGGAAATTACTATTGGTGGAATTGGACTTCATCTGCGGAGCTTTAAATGTATAAAGAAATTAAAAACACAATCTTAAACGTTGTAGATAAAGTTTTTCGGGATGATGGCGCTTGCATCCCATTCGATCCCGCCAACACAGACTACCAAGAGTACCTTGAATGGGTAGCAGCGGGCAACACGCCTGAACCAGCGGAGGAAGCATAATGGCTATTAGTAAAATCCAAGACGCTGGGGTATCCCTGACAGGAGCCGCCCTGCCAGCGGGTAGTGTCACACCCGACTTGCTGGCTCAACCGTTAACT